TTGGATTAGAAATCGTGGAGATTGAAGAATGAAACTAACTAAAAGCTATCTAAGAAAACTCATTAAAGAAGAGTTGGAAAATTCAATGAAAGACCTTGACGGTCCCGGCGAAGATTTTTATGAATTCGTTAGGATTCTTGTTGCCGGTGGAACAAAAAATTCAGCAATACACGACGCTGTTCAAGCTACAGAACACGCTGAAACCGCTAGTTCAGAAGATGTAGATGATGCAATTGCAAAGGCCCAAGGTTCGGACGGAATAGAACCATACGGTGATGAATAAGCTACTTGTCGTCTTTGTAAGCTTGCTGTTGTTGCCCTGTATCGCTCTTGGGCAGGGCAAGATAGCATCAATAAAAAAAGGTCAAGTTGCCCCATTTAGTGGAATCCTGTTAGATAAAAAGGCCGAGGCGTCAATGGCAGCTAAGCGCGAAGCCTCAGTTAAGATTTGTGAAATGGAGAAGAATCACTCTATAAAAAAGGCTGAAGCTAATTGCAAGCTTTCAACAAGCAAGTTGAAAATTCTGTTAAAAGCAAACAAATCAAAATACGATCAGTTAATGAAGCTTAAGGTTGACGAAAATAAAAGGCTTCGTCAGACTATTAAAAAATTGTCTAAACCGGACTATAGTAGTTATTGGTTTATTGGCGGATTTGTTGCTGGTGTTGGTATGTCTATCGGCATCTTTTATGCAGCCGCCCAGGCGAGTAAATGAAAAAAGATCTAAATCAAGTAGCAAAAATAGAACAAGCTATTGAAAAGCGATGGGGCAAGGAAGCTGTTGAGAACCCTGCTAGCCATTGGGACGAAGAAAAAGAAAAAGAATACTTGGAACAACTTAAAGAAAGATCGAGTAAAGAAGAGCGGTCTTCAACTACTCGTGAACACGATGGTATTTTAATAACCTCAAAACTATTTATTGATAGAAAAGCTGACAAATGCCCAGTTTGTCATAGTTTTAAGATGTCTAACATCGACAAAGTTATGATAAAAAAGATCGGACACTGCCAGCGATGCGAATGGAAGAAAAACTGATGGACAAAATTCAACAAATTATTCAAGGTATTGCGGCAGCAATGGCAAACTCCTACGACGGAGCAACTGACGAGAATGGCGATCCCATCAAGATCGGTCTTCGCAGAGAAGAGGGCGATCCCGTCCTCGACAGCCGTGTTATGGACGGCTTTGGATGTAAGATCCAAGGTGACCTTCTAGTTGTTAAATACAGCACAGAAGAGAACCTTAAAGGTCTTCGTGGCATCCACCACATGGGTCTAGAGAAATACCAGAAAGAGATTGAGCAGAGAATGGCCGACATTATTAAGTTCATTAAGAAGGAGGCCAAGAAAGCCACTGGAGCCAATGTTAACTTAAAGTTAGACGGTGAGATTGACATTCTCATTCAGCCAATGAATAAGCTTCGCACAATGGTTTCAGCAGTCGGCATGTACAAGATTGGTGGCATGAAAGCCCAAGAAGATCCAAAGCCAGAAGGTAAAACAAGAAACGAAGCAGACTTCTACAAGAGCTTCATCTCAAACCTCAAGGAAGAGAAGCGAAAGAAGACTCTAGGTTACAAGCCTTTTTGGCGAAAGTCCTAGTTATTTAGATGGCTTTTAAATTAACTAAAAAGCAAATTGTAGCTGAAATTATCCGCTGCGGAAAGGATCCGGTTTACTTTATTAATAACTTTTGTAGGATCTCTCACCCGCTAGAGGGAACTATTCCATTTAAACTTTATGATTTTCAAGGCGAGTGTATTGAGAAGTTTAACGAGCACCGCTTTAATGTAATTAACAAAGGTCGTCAGCTAGGTATCTCAACCACAGCAGCCGCTTACATCTGCTGGATGATGCTTTTCCATAGAGATAAAAACATCTTAGTTGTAGCTACCAAGCTTAGCACAGCATCAAACTTAGTAAAGAAAGTAAAGTTCATGATGAAATCACTTCCAGATTGGATGATGATTGCTAAGATTACTACAGACAATAAAAACTCTTTTGAGCTAGCTAACGGCTCACAGATCAAGGCTTCTTCAACTTCCGGTGATGCTGGTCGTTCAGAAGCTCTTACCTTATTGGTGATTGACGAGGCTGCTCACATCGAAGGTCTAGATGAGCTTTGGACTGGTCTTTATCCTACACTATCTACTGGTGGTCGCTGCATTGCCTTATCAACCCCTAACGGTGTTGGTAACTGGTTTCATAAGACATTTACAGAGGCAGAAGAAGGCAAGAACGATTTTAATACAATTAATCTACCATGGCATGTCCACCCTGATAGAGATCAAGAATGGTTTGAGAAAGAAACAAGAAACATGTCTCGTAGACAGATCGCACAAGAGCTTGAGTGTTCCTTTAACTTCTCAGGTGAAACACTTATCCATGGTGAAGACTTAGAAAGACTACAACAGGGACTGTGTGAGCCAAAATACAAAACAGGTCACGATAGAAACTTTTGGATTTGGGAGCCTTATGAGCCCGGTAAAAATTATGTTTTGGTAGCTGATGTTGCTCGTGGCGATGGTAAAGACTTTTCAGCTTTTCAAGTTTTTGAAACAGACACAATGACTCAAGTAGCCGAGTACCAAGGCAAGCCCACTCTTGATGTTTACTCAGAAATGATTTTTGAAGCAAGTAGAGAGTATGGCTTTTGCTTAACCGTAGTAGAAAACAACTCTATTGGTATGACTGTTTTGGATAAATTAAGAGAAAGCAAACATCCAAATGTCTATTTTTCAATAAAACACTCACATGCTTACATTGACATGTATGAAGCCGAAAACAGTACAAGAGCCGTCCCAGGTGTCACAATGTCTTCTAAGTCTAGACCACTAATTATCGCTAAGTTTGAAGAGTTCATTCGCACAAAACTAATTACAATAAAGTCTCAAAGACTAGCAAACGAAATGAAAACTTTTATTTGGAACAATGGTAGGGCAGAAGCAATGAGGGGTTACAACGATGACCTCGTAATGGCTTGTGCTATTAGCTGTTGGATTAGAGACATTGCTTTAGTAGCCAACAAAAGAGAAATGGAATACAAAATGGCTTTTGCTGGCAACTTAAACAAGTCTAAAAAAGAATTTAATACTAAAATTCCTGGTCAAATAGGTTATACTAATCCAAATAAGAAGTTAAGACAACAGCAGAATCAATATAAGAATTTTGCTTGGTTATTTAAGGGATAAAAAATGGCAGACCAAAGTAGAAATCCAAGAAACAATGTTTCTCCACTTTTTAAGGCTCTGACAAGAATCTTTTCCGGTCCTATTGTAAACTATAATCAGCGACAGGTAGCTCTTGATAGAAGAAAGAACTTAAACAAGTATTCAACTAAATTTAAATCATTGGCAGGGCTAGACTTTAAAAAGTCTCGTTATAATCCATACGATTACATGCAGACTGCTATCATGGTTAATCACAACCGAGCAGAACGATACTTAGACTTCGATCAAATGGAGTACATGCCTGAGTTAGCATCAGCATTAGACATCTATGCTGATGAGATGACAACTCATAGTATTCTAACACCTTTGTTGAAGATTGATTGTCATAACGAAGAGTTAAAGTCTATTCTTGAAGAACTTTACTATAACATCCTGAACATAGATTCTAATTTGTTTAGTTGGTGCCGCAACATGTGTAAGTATGGCGACTACTTCCTGTACTTGGACATCGATGAAAAGATGGGCATCACTTCGGCTATCGGACTTCCACTAAGAGAGGTTGAAAGATTGGAGGGTGAGGACAAATCAAACCCAAACTACGTTCAGTACCAGTGGAACAGTGGTGGACTAACCTTTGAAAACTGGCAGATGGCTCACTTTAGAGTCCTTGGTAACGATAAGTATGCCCCTTACGGAACTTCAGTTCTAGAATCAGCCCGTCGTATTTGGAGACAATTGACTCTAATGGAAGACGCAATGATGGCTTACAGAATTGTAAGAGCACCAGAGAGAAGAGTCTTTAAGATTGATGTTGGTGGTATCCCACCAGAGGACATTGAGCAGTACATGCAAAAGGTCATCACTAACATGAAAAGACATCAGTTAGTAGATCCCGACAATGGACAGATCGATCTTCGCTACAATCCAATGTCTGTAGAGGAAGATTACTATCTACCAGTTCGTCAAGGCTCAGCAACAGAGATCGTAAGCCTCCCAGGTGGTCAGAATGCTGCTGCTATTGACGATGTAAATTATTTAAGAGATAAGCTATTCTCAGCTATTAAGATTCCAAAATCTTACTTGTCACAGTTAGATCAAATGCCTGAAGAGAAGACAACCTTAGCTCAGAAGGACATTCGTTTTGCTAGAACAATCCAAAGACTACAGAGATCAGTTGTCGCAGAGCTAGAGAAGATT